GGCGGCGGCGGTGGCGGAGGTGGCGGCGGCGGTGGCGGCGGCGGTGGCGGCGGCGGTGGCGGAGGCCCGTCGCACCAGCTACGCCCAGTCGTTCGACGTGCTCTTGAGCGTGATCAGCGCTGACCTGGCAGCCTGAGCGCTGGGGCCGATCGGTGGGCTCGTTGCCTCCGGCCTCGCTCACCGATCGGCCCCGTCCTTACGAATCCATCTTGAGAGCCCCCGTGACAGACCTCTTCAACCAAACCACGACGATCAAGGCCATCACCCTCTGGCAACCCTGGGCGTCGCTGATCGCCGCCGGCGTCAAGCGCCACGAAACCCGCAGTTGGGCGACCAGCTATCGCGGACCGATCGCCATCCACGCCGGCCAGACCATCGATGTGGCCGGCGCGCCCGAGGCGCTTTGCGCGGCTGCGCTCGGCGCCAACTGGCGGCGCGTGATTCCGGTCGGCATGATCCTGGCGGTCGGCGAGTTGACCGCCTGCGTCGAAGCCTCGCGCCTCGCGCCATCCCTCACCACCGCGGACCGGGAAGCCGGGAATTTCGAAGCTGGCCGTTTCGCCTGGCGCATCGACAACATGCGACCGCTGGCGCAGCCAGTCCCCGCGACAGGCCGCCAGGGCCTCTGGAATTGGTCAGCGCCGCGCGACCTCGGCGCGCACCTGCGCCCCGTCCTCAACCACGCCGCGCAGGCCCGATACATCGGGTGGGCGTGATGGCCGAACACACCCTCATCGAATGGACCGACGCGACCTGGAACCCGGTGACGGGCTGCAGCGTGGTCAGCCCGGGCTGCACCAACTGCTACGCCATGAAGCTGGCCGGTGGGCGTCTGCGCCACCAGCCGACCCGCCAGGGCCTGACCAAGCCCACCAAGGCCGGCCCGGTCTGGAACGGCGAGGTTCGGCTGAACGAAGCCGAGCTGCTGAAGCCGCTGGGCTGGCGGCGGGGCCGCAAGATCTTCGTCTGCGCCCACGGCGACCTGTTCCACGAAAGCGTCCCCGACGACTGGATCGACCAGGTGTTCGCCATCGCCGCCCTCTGTCCGCAACACACCTTCCAGGTGCCGACCAAGCGCGCGGAGCGCATGCGGGACTACATGGGCGGGGTTGGCCTGGTTGGCGGTCGCCCAATGCAGATCTCCATCGAAATGCTCGGGCCGATCGTCGAGACCGGCGACGCCGCGGCGGACGAACGGCTGTGGGATCGGCAACAGCGCCTCTACGCCCAGCTTGGGCCCATCTCGGCGCGCTGGCCGCTCCCCAACGTCTGGCTCGGCGTCTCGGCCGAGGACCAGGCGCGCGCCGACGAGCGCATTCCGCACCTGGAGCAGACACCGGCGGCCGTGCGCTTCGTCTCGCTCGAACCGTTGCTCAGCCCGATCGACCTCAACCGCATCCCTTCCCCTGTCGTTACCCCCGAGGACGAGGGGTATTGGCATTCGGCCCTGGAGCGCTCGGACATCCATTTCTGTGAGGGCACCCCCGACGCTCTGACCGGCCGAGGGATCGTCGATGCGGTCGATGGTCCGATGATGGAATGCATCGACTGGGTGATCGTCGGCGGCGAAAGCGGCCCCGGCGCCCGGCCGATGCACCCCGACTGGGCGCGCCAGATCCGCGACGACTGCGCCAGGGCCGGGGTCGCCTTTTTCTTCAAGCAGTGGGGCGAGTTTGCCGAGTTCGACACCGGCTCCACTGCGGTCGAGGATGTCGACTCCGATAGTGAAGAAGCTGAGTCGGCATGGGACTTGGCGCGCAAACCGGCCCTGATCGCGCTCAGCGGGCAGCAGTACAAACACCCCGGTCGCATCCCTGAGAACTTAGCTTGTCGCCTGCTCGAACGCGTCGGCAAGAAAGCCGCCGGCCGCCTGCTGGACGGCGTCGAACACAACGCCATGCCGGAGGTGCGGTGATGGGCGAAGCCGCGCGCCGCCGCCGTTCCATCGCCCACTTCGAACAGACCGGGGCGGACCTGCACCGCTGCCCGGTCTGCCGCAGCCGCCGCACCGCCGTGGCGACGGGCCCGGCGATGGCGCTCTCGGCGATACCGACGCTCTACGGGGTGTGCGCCGACTGCAGCGCGGTCTGGGAGGCCTTCCCGCCCGACTGGAAGCACGACGTCTGCGAGGCCGAGCCTTGCGACAACTGCGCCTTCCGGCCCGGCGCTCCGGAGCATGCCGATACCGCCGAATGGAGGGCCATGCTCGCCGACCTCAAGCAGGGTCGGGAATTCCGCTGCCACAAGGGCGGCCCGATCAAGCTCGATCTCGATGCCGGAACGGCGGAGTTCGACGCCCAGTGGGTGACCCGACATGGCCGCATCTGCGCAGGCTTCCACCGCGCGATCATGACCCGGCCCGAATGGTTCGAGTGCCGCTTCGGCATCCGAGACGGCGCCGCGCCCGAGGTGAAGACATGATCCCGCCCATCCTCACCGCGGTCGCCATTGCCGCCGCTATCGGGGTCGGCGTCGGACTCGTCGCGTTCGGGCTGGTCTACGCCCTCAGCGCGGCGATGCGGTACGTGGTGCACGTCCTCGATCGTCACCGCGAGGCCGAGGATGACTAGCGCCGCGCTGGGCCCGGCGCTGGAGCGCGCCAACTTCGTCCTGTTCCACAACGGCCGGAAGGGCTCGTCGCCCGCCAGCGTGCGCGTGTGCGACCTGCGGGAGATTGTAGACGCCGCCATGGCCTCGCGCCGCATCGCCGAGCTCGAGGCCGCGCTTGCGGCCAGGACCAAGGTCATCGCGGCGCTGGAAAAGCGCGCGGCCCTGGCCGACCTGGTCCCCGCCATCGCCGCCGAACTCGAACAGGCCAACGCCCAGATCGCCGAGCTGACCGACCGCGCCGCCCTCGCCCGCCGGCTGCTGGCGCCCTGACCATGGCCGCCGCCGCGCCCCAGCTGGCCGAGGATGCCGACGATCTCGAGCCCGAGATCCTGCGCATCATCGAAGCCCTTGCCGCGGCGGCCGTGGCCGAGGACTATGCGCGCGCCGAGAAGGCGTCCAACACCTTGCAGGAGCAAGCCGCTTGAGCACCTCGGACCGTCGCATCGAGGCCCCAGACCCCAGGGAAATCACGCCTAAGGGATGCCCGTTCTGCGGCTGCCCAATGCGGATCGATCGAACCAATGGTCACTTCCATCATCCCCACGTGCGCACCTGCATACTCTCCGGTCTCCAATCGAATGACGTCAGGGACTGGAACCGCCGCGTGCAGTTGGATCCCGTCGCCGAGGACATGGTGTTTCTGCTTGTCGATGGCGAACGCGTCGGCTGCGTCATGCCCGGCAAGTCCAAGCCGTTTGTCGATCGGATGTTCGGATTCGGCGGGGCTCATGAGATCGCGATCGAACACCAGACTATCGACCAGGCGATCGGCGCGCGCCTAGAGCACACCCCGACGACGCTTCGCGAGGATATGCGGGATTTTCTTGAGACAGTCGAAAGCCTTCTCATCGGATCGCCCTACGCGGATCGCGCCAAAGCGCTCCTCGATGCGCTCGCGACAGGCTGATCGCCATGTCCGGTCGGGTCGATCCTGCTGCCCTGGAAAGCGTCGCCATTGGCCTCTATGAGAGCCGGGTCCGCGCCACATCCGGGTGGACCGAAAGCGGCCTGGGGCGTGCCGGACTGCCTTCCGAACTAGACGTGCGGTCGTCGCTCCACGCGCTCATGAACATGCCCGCTTGGCAGGATCTGCCGGTCGATCAACGCCGAGCCTGGCGAACCGCTGCCCGCGCGCTCATCGCCGAGCAGGACTCCGCGCTCTGATGCGCGTCGCCCTATACGCCCGCTATTCCGACGATCGGCAGAGCGAGCGGTCGATCGAGGACCAGATCACCGTCTGCACCCGCCATGCCCACGCCCAGGGCTGGACCGTGGTCGCCGCCTTCACCGACGCCGCGATCAGCGGCGAGGCGATGGTCAACCGCCCGGGCCTGCTGGCCGCCATCACCGCCGGCGAGCGACGCGACTATGACGCCCTGCTCACCGAGGACGAGGACCGCATCGCCCGCAACCTCGAGCACCTGGCCCACGTCTTCAACCGGCTGGCCTACGCCGGCGTGCACATGACCACGCTATCGACCCCCAAGGTCGAGCTGATGCAGGTGGCGTTCAAGGGGCTGATGGGCCAGGACTATCTGCGCAACCTGCGCCAGAAGACCTCGCGCGGCATGCGCGAGAACGCCGAGCGGGGCCTGGCCACCGGCTCGCGCCTCTATGGCTATCGCAGCGCGCCCGGCGGGGCGATGGAGATCGTCGCCGAGGAGGCCGCGGTGATCCGCCGGATCTTCGAGCGCTATGTCGCCGGCGATAGCCCGCGCGCGATCGCCGCCGCCCTCAACGCCGAGGCCACGCCCTCGCCGCACGGCGGCCAGTGGAACGCCTCGTCGATCAACGGCTCGCGCCAGCGCCGCAACGGCATCCTGCAGTCCGACCTCTACGCCGGCGTGAAGGTGTGGAATCGGTGGGACATGAAGAAGGACCCGGCCACCGGCAAGCGCGTGGCCCTGATCAAGCCGCGCGAGGACTGGCGCCGCACACCGGTCCCGCACCTGCGCATCGTCGCTGAGGCCGCCTGGGACGCTGCCCAGGCCCGCAAGGCCCGCTTCGAGGGGGCCCATCCGGTCAGCCAGCGCCGCGACCCGCGCGGGCTGCTGTCGGGCCTGATCAAGTGCGGGATGTGCGGCTCAAGCTACACCATCGCCCACGGCGGCCGGATGCGCTGCACCGCCCGCGCCGAGCGTGGCGCAACGGCCTGCTGGAACCGGCGCACGGTGATGCGCACCGACGTCGAGCAAAGGGTGCTGGAGACGCTCAGGAGCCGCCTGCTGAGCCCCGGGGCAGTTAGGGCCTATGTGCGGGCCTATCACCGTCACTGGGCGCTCAGGCGCGCCCAGGCGGTGCAGGACCGCGCCCCGCTCGACCGGCGCCTGGCCGAGGTCGGCCGCCGCATCGAGCGCGCGGTCGACGCCATCCTCGACGGGACCGCCGCGCCGACGATCAAGGCGCGCCTCACCGCCCTCGAGGCCGAAAAGCTCGACCTCGAAGCGCGCCTGGCGGAGATCTCGGCCCACAAAGCCCCGATCCAACTCCACCCCAACGCCGCCGAAGGCTACGCCGCCAAGGTCGACCAGCTGCAGCGCCTCCTCACCGCCGGCGAACCCGCCAACACCGACCTGGTGCTCGCCATCCGCGACCTGATCGACCGCATCGTCGTCACCCCCGAAGGCGCCGAACGTGCTTCCCCTGTGAAAATCGAACTCTATGGCCGCATCGCCCGCTTCCTGACCCCCGTCTCCGGGCCCGAGGATTTCGAAAGTAGGTCAAAGGTGGTGGCTGGAGGCGGGATCGAACCGCCGACCTGAGGGTTATGAATCCTCCGCTCTAACCATCTGAGCTACCCAGCCGGGCGCATTCTCGACGCTGCGAAATAGGCGGAGCGTGAGCGAGCGGCGGGGTATAGCGGAAGCCTTCCCGTCCCTCAAGCGGCTTGGCCCGCGCAAATGGACGGGACGATTCAACCCAGTTCGCGGGAGCGTTTGACCGCCGCGGCCACAGCGTTGTTCAGGAGCGGTTCCAAGCCCCCCTCCCCCATCAGCACCTGCAGCGCCGCCGCGGTGGTGCCGCCGGGCGAGGTGACCTGGCGGCGGAGTTCCGCCGGTTCGGTCCCGGAGGCGGCCATCAGGGCGGCGGCGCCCTCCACCGTGGCGCGGGCCAGGGTCGCGGCGGCGTCCGGCGTAAGGCCGGCCGAGACGCCCGCGGTCTCCAGCGCCTCGACGAAGGCGTAGAGGTAGGCGGGGCCGGAGCCCGAGACCGCGGTGGCCGCGTCCATCAGCGCCTCGTCGCCCAGGTCGACCACCCGGGCCACCGGCGCGAACAGGGCGTGGGCGCGGGCCTTGGCCTCCGCGTCCTCGGCGAAGATCGAGGCCACGCCCTTGCCGATGGCGACCGCGGTGGT